AATCACGATTACTTTTTTTACCGGTACTTCTGTTACTTCCATAAGATGTTACGCCTGTTTGGCGATATTGCAAGGTAACTGGTTGCGACAAATCTTTTAAGCTCGATTGCTTAACTCTAACTTGGTCGCCACGTGGTGATGAATTTCTTGCCATTTAAACCGCCTTCAGTTCTTTAACTTTACCAGCTTCTTTTTTTTCAGGTTGTGGTGCTTGCGCTTGTTTTTCTTGATTCTTTTTCAAACGCTCTTTGAGCAATTGTTTCATCGGAACATCTAACAAGTCAAGGGCAGATTCTTTATCAATAATGCCAGCTTTGAGGAGGTTGAACACAAGGTTGCGTTGGTCCTCCATAAATATTGGCGAATTACTGTGGGCATCCACTTTAACGGTGTAATCCTTAGTAAATTGCTCAATAATAAATGGACGATTATCAATATCCGTAAAGTGGGTGTCGTCATAAACCGCCATCAACTTGAGATAGAGTGTTGCCACTTTTTCTAAGCTGTCCTCAATAATCAAAGCCCGTTGTTTTGCACGGGATGAACCTAAGCGAGCTAATTGGCTGGCATGACCTGTACTTCTGACACCAGCTTCACCTTTTCCTGACAATACGTTGGTAATGCCTGAGATTTCTTCAAACATTGCATCAATTTGTTGTATTTCTGCAAATAAATCTTGTGGCATCTGGGGCGCCAATTTGTCTACTTTAGCCCCTGGCATATCGGTTGAGAGGAAACTGCCCGCACGATTCAAAGCAAAATTTTTCTCGTCTAAAATGCCATTAAAGCCACTAATCATCATTGGTGGATTTACTTGCTTGGCTAACAAGTCCATAATTTCTTTGAGGCGTTGATTACGCATCTCTTGTAACAAAATCATGCGCTGGACTTCAGATTGACCCCAGTAGTAGTCGTATTGTGGGTTTGGACAAATCTGAACAAAAGGCAATTCACCTTTTAAGAATACTTTTGAGCCTTCTCTGTCATAAATAATGACATCAGGGCTTGCCATCGTAACAACTTGGTAATCTTCTGTTTCGTCATTCCACAGCCACAATTCTTTCATTTCAACAGTATCTTCAGCCACTTTAGCCTTGTACTTGTTGTATTGACCAAGCTGCATATTGACGTTACCGACCATATTGACTTGGGATTGCGACAGCACTACGGATAATCCGTCTGGCACTTCATTGTGGATTTGCTGTGCGTAAGATGCGTTGACTCTTGCCACAATAGCTTCACGGTTAGGGTGGCTATACAGTCGGCGCAACAACTCTGACTTGGTAATGTAATAGGTATGAACCAAAGCCTCTTGACGGTCTGTGTAAGAAATATCTTCACGCAAAACGCCAATAGAAGAAGGTTCAATCATGTAAGGGGTAATACCCTTGTTGTAAACCAACTTGATAAATGTGCTGTTGTAAACCAAAGACCAAACTAAGGCGCTACGGAAAACTTGGTCTCCGTTGGAATTGAGCCACTCATCATTTAAGGCTTGCGTTAGTTTTGGTGTCTTGGTTTGTTCCATGTCGTTGACGGATGCGCCAAGGGCAATGGAAAAACGGGTGGTCTCGCCAGAATACAAAAAGCTGGCAAGCTGGTCTATGTGTGGATAAATCTTGTTAAAGGGCGCCGGGCTGTTCTCTTCGGAGTTACCGAACAAAAAATAAGAGCGCAAATTGCCGTAATCATTTCTACGCTCTTCAATCGAAACCGAACATTTTTGAATTAACTCACGATAAAAAAACTCTCTATGGTCGTTATCTGATGGAATAATCATTTTTTAATCTTCAGGTTTTCGTGGTCTTTGAACGTAGCTTTAGGGTCTGTAACAGGTCCTTGTTTAATTCCTGCCTCTTGTGGAGTAAACCCAACAGCTTCTCCTTTAACAGATTGAACTGCTCTTCCCGATAATATACTCTGCATATTTAAATTTTGAAAGCCACCACCCCAAATTGCTGAATCACCAGCACGGGCTTCTTGTGGTTGAGGAATAGTATCGGGTTTACCCTGAGCAGCTTTATCACCATACTTAGCAAGATAACCTGTTTGATGCTCGCCCTCACGGGTAGACTTAATGTCTGTCATCTTAAAGTCCATTGCTAATTGCTTGAGGTTTTTATCATTCTTCTTGGTCTTTTCCCCAATCAATCCTGGTGGCTGTAAAAAAACCATCATAACTTCTCCAGCACACATTTTCATAGGGCATTTAGCTTCTCTGCTTTCAAAGTAGCCATGCTCACTGCAATGATAGTCGTGTAGTACTCTTCCCATTATTTTCCCCCTAATTGTTCATCCAAAGTTTCACAAGAATAATCACCCTTATTTTGTATACCCAACTTAATCTTAATCTCTCCGTTCACTACTTGTAAACCCGTAGTGCGAATAAATTTTGGCTTGGGTTCCTTACGAAATTCTATGTAACGGTTGTTTTTGTGTTGCATAACAGCCACTTCACCTTTTTGCCATTTCAAATAAGCCCGTGATACCCTTCTCTGGGTGACTTCTGTCATAGGCTCAACCTCGTCCAAAAAAACGTCAAGCAGGTGCGTTTTAGAGATTCCGCATAGTTCAGCAAACAAATTTTGAGAGATGCCTCGGTTCGGGTCTTTCAGAAAACGCTTGATTTCTTTAAGTAGCTGAACCTTCGGAATAGTCGTATCCATTGATTGTGTATCCATAATGTTTAAATAAATCAAGGACTTCCATTTCTCTATGGATTTCCCTAGTCGTTTTTTCGTCCATATTCCATGTCATTTCTTGTGGACCAATCAAACGTCTAAAACGGCTGTGATGTCCAAACATCTTTTTGAGTTCCAAATCCTTGTGCATACGTGGGGACAAATGTTCAAAAGAAAAGTACTTGGCTATCTCAAACGGAGCAAACTTAATTCCCACTTTTTCTAGCGCAGGGCGCATCCAACAACATAGTTGAATGTCCTCATTCCACAGACGGGTATCGCCATTTTGAAAATGCTTCACAATCCCATACCTTGTGGGCGCCTCTAACAATTTTCGGCTTCTAAGGGAAAACCCTCCATTTTGCACAATGAGAGGGTCTTTGCACTCATCTTCGTAGGTGTACCACCAATAGAACTTATTATTCTCTAGCGCAGCGTGGGTATAGCCACCAACATAGTCGTATTCAAACCAACGGTCATCCCAGTTGTCAGAGTTCAGTAACCAGCCATCGGACTGCACAATCAAGGCAAATTTGGTGTCAATGTAGTTGTGAAGGCAATAGACCATAAACTCTTGGATGCCAAAATAGTCTAGTTTTTGATGTACCAGCTTTTGAGGGTGGTCAGTATTAATTAATTCATTGGTAATGACTAAAGTCTTACACCCAGGCAGTCCCTTAGCGGTTTTTTCAAGGGCTGGTAGTTCTTTATCTACCCCGCCGTTACCGTGCATTACGACAACAGTAATGTTGTTAAATTTGCTCATTCCCGTATACCCCTATCCGTTTTAAGTAATCTGAGACATTTCTGCCCATAGCAATCTGCTCGGGCGTGTATTCCTCTTGCTTCTGTGACACTGCTCTGGTTATCTGCTGGGCAATCATGCGAGGTTGCACCTGCTCGGCAAAGGCAGCGCAAGCTAAGGCTGCTGCGATAACCCTATCGTCTTTGTTGCGTCCTGACGCTTCAATCGAACCGCCATCACGGACTATGGTTTTCATTTCTTCAATCAAATCAAGGCTTTTGACTTCAAACATCCCACGCTCAAAATAATCTTTCATGTAAGAGAGCATCCGTTCTTTGGTTTGTGAAGTGGTGAGCCAGCCAATGGAGTTTGAGGGACCACCTAAGGTATCGTTGCGTCTCCAAATGTAGTTGGACATTGAGCTATACACATCCATTAGCTCTCTGCCAACAGGACCTTTCATCGAGGCTGCTTGCCTTTTGAGGTTGCGGAGTTCATTGATGACGGCTTGCCCCGGACCGTTGATTTCGAGGTTGAGCGTGCTGTTCTTGTAGGCTCCAGCCAGGTGGGCAATGACCCATGCAAACTGATAGGTGTTGAGTTCAGAGGTAGCGAACTCAGCCACTTGTTCAAGCCCGTCAGCATAACATCGCATGACTTGTATACAAAATCTATCAGCCCAATCACTAGAACCATAAGCGGGGTCAGCGCCAATAACATAGAAAGCAGTATCAATTGGCTCTTCCCAAACTTTAAGCGTAGCGAGCCTATCTGTAGATTTAAGAACTTGGGTGTCTTGGAAATTAGCACCGAATGAATACCTATAATTATCAGGAGATAATCTCTTTGCAGCTTTAACAGCATCTGTACACCTCGCATTAGAAAAGAAGGATGTGCCTGTCATAATGAAGGCGTAATCCTCGGTTGGGGGAAACTCTTGGTACATCAACGCATCGTCTTTGATGCCTTCGTATAACTTCCAGC